CCGTACCTATCATTGTTAATAATGTCATAAAATACCCAAGCAGGATTATCGGTATAAACAAGTTGCTTTCTAAAAGTCCCATCCCAGTCCTGATCTTGAGAAGCATGGATAGCTCCACTTGAAGCTATTCTTCTGTAGTTTGCCACACCTCCTGTTTCCTCTCTAGTCTGATAGTTAGAAGGAACATAAACGAGTCTACCCTTACATAAATAAGACCTTTTAGGTATTGAGTTAAAAGAAGCCGCGTCAACACTTACTTGAGCATAAGCTGTCCAAGGGTATATAAACCTCTCTCTAATTATACATACTGTACTTGCTAAAGTTGAAGAAAGTTGTACACTATAATCATCGTCATAATCTCCTGCGGACTGTATACCAGTATCATCTCTTGTAGCTTTAGTAAATTTTAATTTAAAATCTGTAAAAGGTTTAAACCTATCAAGACTTAAAGTTTCCTGAATATAAAAAGAATTATTCTGCTCTCCTGTATGATAAAAATACTCTCCATCTACTTTGTAGTTCTCATATGACCCCATTCCTCCGCCTTTATTAACAGCTATTTCAATTTTATAGGCTTGTAAGCCGGGATATTTACTATCTGTTGATGTACTGGCTTGACTTAAAGCTGGATAGCTAAATATTACCCTGACTTCATCAACTTGTCTAGCAGTAGAAGCACTAAGATTCATCTGGGAAGAAGTTCTTTCTATTGGATCAGCCCCCGATATACTTGGCCAACTGGTTCCAGAATCTGGGTAAGTAAAAGCAATTCCATGAGACGCAGGAATAGAAGTAGCTCCAGAGCCCCCATAAATATCGTTAATAGGAGACTGAGTTAGGGTACCCTGTCTAAATTGATAAGAAAAACTTTTGTAATTAGAAATACTTGGAACTGTTGTATTTGATGTAAAATTAGCAAAAAACTCAGAGTTTGATAAATCACATTTAAAAGTTCCAGTCTGAACATTAGTAGAAGAAACCAAAGTAATATTATTATTACTTATAGTAGATATTTTTAAAGCCCCGCTTATAGATACTGTATATTCCCCCGAGCTTTTATCTACATACATATCAGTCATATAATTACCAATAGGTATGGCCTTAGCTACAGTTGCTGAAACCACTTCTTTAATGTGCCCTAGAAAATATAAACCGTCTCCGATTGTTAGAGTAACATGAGGCTGATTCTCAGGACTTATAGTAGTATCTTTTACCATCCAAGATTCGAAAAAAGAACTGGCAGCAGTAATGGTTATTTCAGGATGACTTGAAAGAGTAGTTATAGCAGAACTAGCTCCCGCCTGCTGTCGCATATTTACTAGTCTTAAATACTTACTTCCAGTTATACTACCCGCAGTAAAATCTGCAAGAGTAGCATTAGTAGAAGTTACACTAGTACTTCCAGCTGTGAAAGAAAAAGAAGCAGCTCCATGAGATAGCATTTGTGCAGCTTGACTTACATCTGCAGCTGGATTACCGTCTAAATAAACAGAATTCGCACCTGTACTTAAACCAAATATAGGCCCCTCTGAGATTATGTCTACAGCGGAAACAATTTGATTTTTGTTTATCACACTTCGACTTATCGAAGCCCCTGTGGGAGATGCATCTTTTACAAAATCATTCATTATCCGAACAGATCCTCACCGCCATAAAGAAAAGAATTTATTCCATTTCCATAAAGCTCCGGAGGTGCTCCAGTATAAAAACCATCAGTAGTTGTATGTACAAGTCTATCTTCTTGTTCAGGAGTATATCCTCCCGAAGCTATATTATTTAGAGCTATAGAAATTGGCTGACCTGCTACTCTCAATTCTCCATATAATAAAGGAACTGGATCTCCTTCCACTATTATATTTGTATCACCTGTATATAAATATCCTTCATCTTCTTGATCTTCAGTGGCAGGATCCGGTGCAAGCATACCTTGTATACCTTGCATAGCTAAGTTTATTCCTACAGCCATTGTTGCTTTTGCCACAAACGCACCAATTTTCCCTCCAAGCGCGTAGGCGCCTTCAGGCCCAATTAAGGTAGATATATAGATAAGTGCTATTGCGGTTACTATTTTCATTCCGTCGCTTTTAGATCCTGCGGGTAGAGCTGCAATAGTAATATCCCCTTCTTTCAAAGGAGAAAGTAAATCTTGATCTTCTATATCTTTTCCAGCGGCTTTAATAGCAAATGCTATGTCATTTTCATGGCACTCTAATAAGTACTTCTTAAAGCCCGGACGATTACAGTCAATACACTTAATGACATCGCTAAAAGAAGATGAGTTAATAGTAAACTCAGACCCAAATTTCTTCTCTATTTGTCCTTTTAAATATACTTTACGTCTCATATCTATATGCTCTTCTAAAAAACTTTTTCCAAAATGGGTATAGATTTTCTCTACACGAAATTCTATTTTCCATATGATGATAAAATAAATCATCGCCTAAATAAACTCCGCAATGATTAGGAGTACTACCCTCTACTGTAAAAATTAGTAAATCATTCTTTTGTAAATTATCTACAAGATTAAAGCCCCATTCTTTAATGTGCTCATCCGTCATATAATTTTCGCCAGATTTCCACCAATCTCTTTTATATGCTCTTTTCTTTTTTAAGTCAATATACAGTTCTTTTCTGTAATAATCTCTTACAGCCTCTAGACAATCTGTAACGCCCCATTCATAGTCTCGTCCCATTAAAGGAATATCAGAATTCTTCGGCTCTAGTTTATAACAATCCATGCTAGGGTAACTAAAAATATAATACGGTACATCTGAAGCATTGCAATATTTTATATCTGTTTGACTAGGCTCGCAGGAAGCGTGTACATGGCTATGTACTATTCCTACAATATCATGAGTATGGTGTATATCAACATACTCATTCGGATCTAGTGCAAAATCATCATCATCTACGGCTATATTAGTACACGGAATCCATTTTAACTTCCCCCGCTTTACTGCTAAAACACCACAACCTTCTCTAGGAGCACACCTTCCAAAATGTGAAAACATTTCCGAAAGGATTACAGAACTAATCATCTATACTTTTCACTCCCTGGAAACCCTCCAAATGGTAGAGGCTTAGAAGTATCTTTATTTTCTGACGGAAAAGTATTGGGATTATTAACTGTATCTGGGTCAAATTGAAATCTACATTTACAAGAATTTAATAATTTACCACATAAATCCCCTCTAACCCAGTATTTCGATCCGATGGCGGGAGTATTATTAGTATTAGTCCTTACTAATCTCCAAATAGTATTGCCAGATTCTACATAGTGGTGTAAATTACTAGAACTATAGGTATAAGCTGATGTATTCCAAACCGTATAAGTTCTTATTCTTTGCCAATCCACATTTGCATCGGAAGGCTCTGAATCATCATTTGTAGAATTAGATCTCCAATACCCACTACTGTGAGTTACCCAATTATTTGGCCCGTAAGTAGTAGAACTACTCCAAGCTGTTCCAATATGACTAGTAGCATCTGAAAGTAAAATAATAGGCTCATCGTCTATATTAAAGTATGCTTTATAGTTTGTAGTTCCAATTTTTATTTGACTGTTTTCTCTCCAAGTACAGCCCCCTCGACCTTTTGGTACTCCTTGATATTCCCATCCACAATACTTTCCAACAACGATTCTTCCAGGTATCTTTACCCCTTCTAAATCCATAACTGCGGCTAATTCAAAATTTATAGCTACTTTATTTTCAGACGCAACTCTATCAATTATAAACTTTTCAACAGGAAATTCTACAGGAGGGTTAGAATCGGCACTTTCACCGTATAAGTACTTTTTTAATGTTTGTCGTCTAATTACCCTTTTTCCAATCAAATCCTTATTAGTTAAATCTCCTATTAAACCCCTGAAAGTATTTAGTACATTAGCTACCGTTAAAGAAGGTCTTGCGGAAGCGCCATCGGTATTTCTTTCTACTCCTTTTAATTCTATTGGAATAGAAGTATATGTTCTTATAGTTGCAGGAGTAGTTAAATCTCTAAACTGTATAGAAGTTAAATCAGTATCAATCCCCGAATGTAAATAAATAGAACTAGTATCACTTAGTTCTATTTCGATAAGCTCTACCAGTTCGCTGCCGGGTTCTTGGGTTTGTACTGCGTCTATTAATGTTGTCATGCTTCATAAACTCTTCTGAATTTTGCCTTACAGCTATAAAAGTCTCCATAATCATAAGAAGTGGAGAAATCCTCGCAAACTACTTTAAGTATAGTTTCTTTAGGTGTACCACTTGCATTACTATCAGGAATGGTAAAATTAAATGCAGTAACACCTTTTAAAGAATCGAAATAACCTACAATATCATCTATTTCTTCTTTTGGTCTTTTATTAAAAGATACTCTAAATTCTTGAGTGATAGAGTTAATACCATCTGCTAGTCGTTGTTCATATCCATCCCCAAAAGTAGCCACATGAACTTTAGGTTTAGATGACCTTCTCATAGATCTATCTGGACGAATAGTTCTGCTTCCAAACGTTCCTGTAGTTGTGAATCCTATTGCCATTATGCTGTCCCGTATCTATTGAGAATTCCACCAGATCGTTTCTGATTTTGTAACTCTTCTTGAACGGCTGCGGCAATAGCCCTTCCAAGTCCATCACTATCACTTCCGCCTTCTGTTTCTGTTTGCCCATCAGATGAAACATTTACAGTTATATTGTTATTTTGTGCGCTACTTCTCATATCTACAGGAATGGCTTTACCATTTGGTAGAGGAACCACAGCTTCATTATGTCTGCCTTCTCCTATCAAACCAAGTGTAGGACTATTGGCAATTCCTCCATTAGCATACTTGCGGAAGCCTCCTTTTAGAATACCTCCATCTGCCATTCCAAGGAATCCAAGACCTGGAATCATTCCTAAAAGGTCTCCTGCTCCTCCTAATAGATCTCCGAATATACCTCCTAACTCTCCAAACATACTTCCTAAACCTTTAAGAAAGCTACTATCTCCTGAGAAAAAGTCTCCTAATCTGGACAAGAAGGGGCCTTCTCCTGCAAAAAGATTCTCAAAAGAACTAATTACTGGTCCAAATATTGACGCGGTTCTAGTACTGCTCGTGTTTTCATAGTTTCCTTGGTCCTGACCTGCTTCAGCGTTAAACATTTGCGGTCCATCTGAATTTAAAGTAGGGCTTTCAATTTTCTTTCCAAACATTTTTTCCCAGATCCCTTTTTTCTCTTCTTCAGGAG